CATTTGGGGGCAGAATACAAAGAATAAAAATGAACAGCAAAAGATGATGATTAACGGTATGCAGCAAGCCAGAGAACACGGTAAGACCGATGTTCACTTTGCGTGGACAAGAAGGATTATAGCTCTCTCTGCTGTTTTTGCTATCATAGTTCTACCCAAGGTGGTAGCTGTTTGGTATCCAGAAGTAAGTGTTATAGTAGGGTACACCGAAGTACATGGTGGTTTATTTAATTGGTTATTTGGTGGTGATGGAACAGTGAAGTGGCAGTCAGCTACGGGCTTTGTGATTACTCCGTTAGATACACATATAGTGTCGGCAATTGTTGGCCTGTATTTTGGGGCGGGGTTTACTAAATGAGTAACAAGAATGATCAGGAGTGGCATCTTTCTAAGTCGGTACCACTAACTTTTGTTGTGGGTATATTTTTACAAACGATTGCCTTAGTGTGGTATGTGTCTTCTTTAGATAACAGTATACAAAATAATGAGAGGGAGCTACTACGACAAGATACACGACTGAGCACAATAGAGCAAACAGTACAGTCTCAAGCCTTAACCTTAGCCAGGATCGATGAGAATATAAAATCCATAAGAATTATGATGGAGAACATTGCTCGCATAGGTGACCCTAGGTAGGTAGTCAAGGAGGTTAGGCTATGATTGATCCTTTCACAGCAGTAGGACTGGCCACCTCAGCCTTTAATATTTTAAAACAAGGGATAAGTGCGGGTAAGGACATTCAAGAAATGAGTGGTACCTTAGCTAAGTGGGGTTCAGCCTTCTCTGACTTTCAGTATGCAGAAGAAAAGACTAAGAATCCACCCTTGTACAAGCTGCTCTCTGATAACAGTGCAAATGCAATTGAAATCTTTGCTCAGAAAAAGAAAATGGAACAAATGAGGAAAGAGATTAAAGATCATATATCTTGGACCTACGGACCTTCTGCGTGGGAAGAAGTACTCTCTATTGAAGCCCAGATGAGAAAGATTAGGAAAGAAGAAGCTTACAAAAAACAAGAACTCTTTGATAACATGGTAACAGCATTACTTTGGGTGGCAGTTCTTTCTGTTGGTGTAGTTATATTAATTGCAATCCTGTATTTTCTTGGTAAAAATCAAGGTAAGTGGTGATTATTGTGCAACGTAGTAGTAAGTATGTAGTATACGATAACGCAGGTAAGGTAGTTATAATAACCCACCACAGGCATCTAGCCCTATCTTACGCAAGGAGTTTAAAAGATGACGACAAAAGGACCTAATAAAGGTAAAGCTAAAGTAAAGGTTACAGCAAGTGGTAAGAAGGTTAGTTACGGACAAGCGGGTAAAGCCAAGGATGGTAGTGCTCGAGTACAACCCAGCAGTAAAAAGGGTGATGCTTACTGTGCCAGATCCGCTGGACAGAAGAAACGTTCTCCCGCAGCCGCCAAGGACCCTAACAGTCCACTAAATCTTAGTAGGAAGAGGTGGAAGTGTTCAGGCACAAAATCTAAGAGGTAACAGTATGGCCACCACAAAGGTCCTACACATAAGGATGCGAAGGGCAAGTTAATGTCTGGTGCTAAACATACAACCTCCAGCAAATTCTTAAGTCACAAACCAAAAAGGAAAACAAAATGAGAAGTTATATTAAACGTATTGTGTACGCACTCCTAAACAGGCCTTGTCCTTGCAAGAAATGTGAATGCTGAAGTACTGGGTAAACTATTTTGCCTTACTCTATGCTAAGTGGGCTGCAAACGACGACCATGCCCCCAGATATTTAAAAGGTAGGAAGTAGGAATAACTTAACAGAATCGTCTGGCACTAACGTAAAGTGCTGCGCCATACTCGTTACGTTGTTTTTGCAGAAGGAATTTCGCTGCCGTTAAGCTGAACACCGGGCAGGCGTCCAGGGCGGGGGAGGTTTATACTCCTCCTCCGTACCTTACTCAAGGATTATTATGGATAATGAAAAGAAAGAAGCTAGAGCTCAGTTGGAAGCCCTACGAGAGTTAAAAAGACGGAAAAATCTGGAAGACTACTCTGACGACTTTGAAAAGTTTTCCTCAGAACAAATTAGAATTATTACGAAAGACGCTACCAAAGGTTTTGTGCCCTTCAACTTTAATGAAGCTCAGGCTATCATTAACGAAGCTTTAGAAAAACAAAGAAAAGAAACAGGTAAGGTTAGAGCTATTATTCTTAAAGCTCGGCAACAAGGTATCTCTACTTTTTGTGCAGGAAGAGTGTTCTGGAAGACTTACTTTCAACAACACACCAGATCTGTGGTTATGGCGCATGATAGTGCCACCTCAGATTCTCTCTTCACTATGAGTAAAAACCTGATTAAGAACATGGAAAAAGGTTTACAACCTAAGTTAGAAAAGACTAACGCAAAAGAAATTATAATACAAACTCCAGCCTACACAGATACAGAAGCAGCAGGGTCTTACCGACTTTACACTGCTGGTTCTCCTGAGGCGGGAAGAGGAACCACTCCTACTATCTTACACGCATCAGAGGTTGCCTTCTGGCAACATGATGCTAAGATTCTCGCTGGGTTGTTTCAAGGTATTTCCCAGGCTGATGGAACAGAAGTAATTATTGAGTCCACTGCTAATGGTGCTTCCGGAGAGTTCTACCGCCTGTATCAGGCTGCGGCGGCAGGGGAGTCTGACTACATTGCTATTTTTATTCCGTGGTTTAAAACAGCGGAGTATCTCAGAACAGTGCCTGAAGAATTCGAGTTAACCTTTGAAGAAAAAGATTACAAAGAAAAGTATGACTTATCAGATGAACAACTCTACTGGAGACGACTAAAAATTGTTGAGGGTGGTGTAGACAAGTTTAGGCAAGAGTATCCTGCCAACGCAGAGGAAGCCTTCTTGGTATCTGGTTCTTCTGTGTTTGATCCAGAAAAGATTAACTCCTTCCTACCAGTACAACCTATCGCTCTCCGGGGCTACAACTCTGAGCTGGGTTCTTTTGATGACAGCCCGAGAGGTAACCTTGAAATTTGGATACCGCCGGACTGGAAAGACAATTATATCATAGGGGCAGACGTAGCTCTTGGTGTCAAACAAGACTATAGTACAGCAATAGTTTTAAATACCCAAGGACATATTTGTGCTCTGTACCGCGATAATACAGTAGACCCTACCCTATACGGAGAACATTTGTTCTACTTGGGAAGGTACTTTAATAACTCTTTGTTAGCAGTAGAATCCAACAGCATGGGTGTCGCTACCTTACAAAGACTTAAACAAATGAACTATGTTAACATGTACTATGAAACCAAGGCTGCCAAGCTAAGTTCTGAGGAAGGTCAAACACCTGGCTTCAGAATGACTCACGGTAGTAAACCTCGAGTTATAGGACAGTTAAAGCACGCAGTTGAAGAAGAGGATATTTGGATTCCTTCCAAAACTATTTTGTCTGAAATGAAAACCTACATCTCTACTGCTTCCGGTAAAACAGAAGCAATTGCAGGCAGACATGATGATACTGTTATGGCTCTGGCTATTGCGTGGGAAGCCTATCGTACCAACATAGATAAGTTATCCAACAATAAAATTGACTGGAGACAAAAGAACTTTGTTAACCGTAACAATGAGGAATGGATTTAATGGCCAAGACAAGTAAACAAATAGAAGAAATTAGGCAGAGGATGATGAAAGATCCTCGTCAGGCTAACTTCGCTCAACACATGATTAACCCAGAAACTGAAGAGGGGCAGCAAAAGATAAAGAATTTTCAGGCTGCAGGAGTTAAAGCTTCAGCAGAGGCCCGAAAACTACGTAAAGAAAGAGATGCCAGAATTGCAGGCAAGGCCGCTGAAATGGCAGAAACTCTGGCGGCAATCAACTCTGTTGCTCAAGATCCTCTGGATGTTATGAAACTACTTATGCATGAAGCAATGGAAGAAGGTGACAGAGAAGAAGCTTTTAAAATTGCTAAAGAGTTAGGCGAGTATAAAGCACCTAAGAAAACACGAGTGGAATCCATTACTACGGAAAGAACTAGTGCGGATCTCAGTGTAGAAGAACTCGAAGAACTAGCTCAACTTAAAAAAGACTTAGGAGGATAACCATGTCTGTATACCGAGCGTCAAAGGGCGTAAAACAAAAGAGCGGTAAAGTATGGGATCCAACTCTTAAGTCAAAAAATTCAGCTACCACTGCCAGAGCAAAAGATGCTAAGGTAAGGGAGCCTGAACTTGTCCGTGCTCACCGCGAAGAATGGCGGAAAGAGGGGAAAGACGGACTACACAGCTGAACCTCATGCTGTTCTTAAGGTTTCGGGGTACCTTTGGTTCAAAAACCCCGGTTAGATTTTATACCCATGTGGGTGATAGATAGATAGGAGGCCTATATGGGCGATTATATGACAGGTTACCGTGAAAAAGTAACTGACGAACAGCTAGTAAATTTAGTTGCCAGCGGAGTATCTAACTCTGTAGGTGATTTTCTAAACTCTTCCGAGTTAGCAAATGATAGACTACAGTCTACTTACGAGTATGCAGGCCTTCCTGCAGGGCATCTTAGCCCTAACGGTGTGTCCAAGATTGTTTCTTCGGACACTACAGAAACGGTGGAAGCTTACCTTGCAATTATTTCAGAACTTATGTTTAACAATAACCGACTGGCAAAGTTTAAATCTTGGTCAACCTCTCCAGCAGCTATCGCTGCAGCTAACGATGCTTCTGACCTGGTAAACTACACTATCTTTAAAAAGAATAACGGCTGGGAACTTATGAACACTTGGGTAAAGTCTGCTTTGCTCTGGAAAAACTCAGTTATCCGCTGGGACTTTGTTGAAGACAAGTATACTAAGTTTGAAGAGTATGAGTCTCTCACAGAAGAAGCTCTTGACCTCAAACTGGCTGATAAAGACGTAGAAGTAGTAGGTGAGTTAAACTTTAATCCTGCTACAAATAACTATGAAGATGTACGTCTCAAAAGAACTGCAGACATGTCTCGAGTTAAAATAGAAAATGTTCCACCAGAAAACTTCTTGATTTCCCGGGATGCAAGCAGCATTGAAACTGCGGGCTTTGTAGGTATTCAAGT